ATGAAACGAGAGAAAGTATATATCAGCGGCGCGATAGCTCACCACGACATTGAGGAGCGCAGACGTGCGTTTGGGAACGCGGCAAGGTTTCTGGACCTGAAAGGCTACGAGGCGGTGAATCCGTTTGAGAACGGGTTGCCGGAGGATGCGGACTGGCGCGAGCACATGCGTGCCGACATGGCACTGCTGATAGGCTGCGACTACATATACATGCTGAAGGGTTGGGAACTGAGCAAGGGCGCAAAGCTGGAGCTCGACGTCGCCAGCTCGTGCGGAATACCTGTAATGTTCGAACTGCAATACAACGGATGATATGATAGACCAGAAAAGAAATTACGCGCGGTTCTACGCGCTGATGAAGCACATGCCGAACGCCGACAAGGAGACGCTGGTGGCGCAATACAGCAACGGACGCACGACGCATCTGCGCGAGATGAGCGACTGGGAGTACCGCGCCATGTGCGAGGGCATGGAGCGTGTGGCTGGCGACCACGAGAGACGCGAGGCACTGCGCCGGGCACTGAAAAGCAAACGGAGCGCAGCTTTGCACCAGATGCAGCTGCTGGGCATAAACACCGCCGACTGGCAGAGCGTGGACGCCTTCTGCCGCAACAAGCGGATAGCAGGCAAGAACTTCCGCGAGCTGTCGGGCGAAGAGCTCGAGGCTCTGACAAACAAGGTAAGAATAATAATACGTAAACAAAAAAACAAAGAGCTATGAGACAGGAACTGGAGCGTCTGCTGAAGCAGACAATGAACGATGTGAAGGAACGGCTTGCAGGATGCAGCCGTGAGGAATGTGCCGAGTTTTTTGGATTGATGGCAGATCTGGCCTATCGGGTGCAGGAGTCGCTGATGGCTGCCGACGACATGGAGATGCAGAACTACGAGGACGATTAACAACATAAAAACACAAACAACATGACAAACAATCAGAATTTTGACATCAAGTCGATGTCCAAGGAGCAGAAGGCTGCGCTGCTGGCACAGTTGCAGCAGGAGGAGAAAGAAGACCGCGTGTCGCGCAGAGAGACTTATGAGGGGCTGCGTGCATCATTCATCAACGACGTAAGACAAAGGGTGACGGCACTCGTCGAGGATGTAAAGGGCTTCCGCAAGTGGCTGGCCGACGAGACCGACGGTTTCACAGAGGTGATGCGCGACTACGGACAAGTGAAGAGCGACGAGCAGCGCTCATACACCATCACCGACGGCGACTTCCGCCTGGAACTGAAGAGCAACAAGGTGAAAGCCTTTGACGAACGCGCCGACATGGCTGCCGAGCGACTGATAGACTATCTTAAGCGTTACATGCAGAAGAGCGAGAAGGGAGCGGACGACCCGATGTACCAGATGGCGATGACGCTTCTGGAGCGCAACAAGATGGGCGACCTCGACTATAAGTCAATATCTAAGCTCTATGAGCTGGAAGACAAGTTCGACGAGGAGTATGCAGACATCATGAGATTGTTCAAGGAAGCGAATGTGGTGCAGCGCAATGCAATCAACTACTACTTCTACAAACGCAATCCGGATAATGGCGTATGGACGCGAGTTGAGCCGAGCTTCTGCAGGATGTGACAAAAAGTGAAAAAGGAAAAGGGTAAAAAACGTAAAATGTAAAAAAGCCGCGCAGACAATGGTGTTTACGCGGTTTTTTCGTAACTTTGCCGTTATGAGAAAAGGACGTGACAGAACACTGATAAACGAGAGGGACAGGAAGCTCTTCGAGCGGTATTACTACTGGACCGAGGTGCGCCGCCTGCGCTTTGACGACACGATACAGAAACTGTCGTCGGAGGAGTTCTTCCTTAGCGAGCAGCGCATAATCCAGATAATACGCCGCATGCTTCAGGAGGGCGCCACGGTGAACGGTGAGAAGATACCTGTGGCACGCTTCGCCGGATTCCGCAACCTGAAGCGTCCGGGACGCAGGCGGGAGAAGGAGGAGCTGCCTCTGTTCACCTGACCGTCCTGAAACGCACCACGGGTCTGGCTGTAGCGACAGCCGGAGGGTCAGCCACCGTTTCGGACGTTGTAGTTGTGTAAGTCTGCTCGTAAACCTTAATGCCATGGTTCCATGTGTAGAATCTTGATTGTGTGCGCACGAGCGCGCCGTCGCTGTCGGGGCGGAAGCCCTGGAGCAGCCTGTGCAGCTCATGTCTCATCCGCTCCCGTTCCCCAACACGGTCGGACGTGCCGGATGTGGCGTGCGTGTCGTCGTAGCAGTCGATGATGAGCCGCACACGCACCTTGCATGTGCCTTTCTGGCCGCCGTCGGCGGTGTCTGTCCACGACGTCTCTGGCGTGTCTATGAGCACCGCCGGCATGACGAGGGGGTATGTGTCCACGTCTTCCTTGTCTATATACTCGAGCTGCCCGTAGTCCTCGTCGACAAGAGCGAGCTGCGGCATTGACGACTGTATGTGTCCTATCAGAGTCCGTATTATCTGTTCCATCATAGTTTCTCCGAGTATGATATTTTCCTGCGTATCCTTTCTATAGTCTCATTGACAAGCTCCGTTATCCTTTCGTTCAGCTCACGGCTTCTGCCCATGAACTGGCGTCTGGGAATGCGCATGTGTCGGCTGTAAGCCCTCACCGCGTACCTTCTTGCCCTTTTCCTGCCTTTCTTCAGTATCTTGCGTTTGTGGGCACCGACGCGGACGGTGCCGTCGAAGCCGTAGTTGTGCACCCATGCGTAAGGCACCGGATTGCTTACCGTCACCTCTCCCGGTCCTGTGACCTTATACTGTGTCGATCGTGACAGATGCTCCCGTCGCGAATGCAATGGCAAGTACTGCGAGTCCTTTCCCTTGCCCTGCTGGCGTCTGGTAGTCTTCCACGGCTTCAGCCCGCCGTCGCGCCATCCGGCATCGCGGAAGTTCCGGTTTGTCATGTTTACCGCGGCGTTGCCTATGCGTCGGGGCAGGTTGCTGTTCACCTCGCGCACTATCTGGTCCTTGACGCTCACGATGCGTCTGCCTATCTCATCCGCGTTCATAGGACATACTGATAAAAGAGTGCGGCGAAGACGCCACCGGCAAAGGTACAGAGCCAGTCGGTGAGGTCAAATTTATTCCCATACATGCGGTCTTTAAGCTCGAGGCATGTGGCAGCCATAGCCGAGGAGAAGAGCGCGCCATAGACCGAGAAGCCCATGACACCGACGAAAAGACCGCCGAGAAGGTGTTTCCAACGGTTGGATTCCTTAAAAAATGAAATAATTCTGTTCATAATGTTTGTCTGTTGGATTATTATTGTTATATTTGCGACAAGCTTCTAAAGAAGTCGCGTGTGCTACGGCACGTCGCCTCGCAGGGGAATCCGAAAGGACTCCCCTGTAGTTATTTTAATGGTAATAGAATTTTCTATCCTTGTAGAATAACCTGACATTACCTTTTTCGTAAACCCACACTTCGCTAACCTTTATTTCTGGAAACCTTAATCTCGCAACTATGGCTTTTCGTAAATATCTGTCAGAACAGCCTTTCGTGTTATTTATAACAATACGGTCGGACTGCTTCAATCCATGCGAAATCATATTTCTGATTTTCTTTTTATTCCATGGCTTGGCAAACCCCTCGTACTCGTAGAATACGCCATCGACAGAAAAGTCGGGACATTTTTTCTCAAACTTTGTTCCGGTCAGAGAGCCGTATATCTTTTTGTATTCCTCAGACCTGTAATGCAGGCGCGGCGTCATTCTGACCTCATGACCCGTTTTCGCAAACTGGAGGCATATACGTTTCATGTCCTTATAGTCGGTCTTGTCCTTTTCGACGTCTTGGTGTATATAGAGGCTGCCGCCGTTTCCTGCCTTATATTCAAGCTTGAAGCCGTAAGAGGATATGCGGCTTATACAACCGTTTATGTATGGACAGTTATAACAGTCCTTCTTCCTTGCGTTGAAGAGTCCCAGCACCCTGTCCTTGATATCCGGTCTGTAGAAAGCACACGAGCCGCACGACTTCGGGAAATACGGATGGCTGTCGCTGAAGATGTGTCCGTCCTTGCCCGGATTGTTCTCCAGTCCCGGCTCGGGCTTGTCGGTGTCGAGCTTTTCCTTCAGTTCGGGTGTCGCCGGTTCGTCGGTAGCCTCGAGCGTGCACTTGCAGTTCCAGTGGTCGCCGGGGTGGTGGCGGTTCCAGAACTCGTCATCGACGGGCAGAGTGAGCTTGCGCTCCCAGAACGAGCGGTGTGTGCCTTCAGGGTCGGGCGACGTCGTAGGCATCCATCTGAGGTTAGGCAGTATGTCTTTGTCGCGCTCAAACTGCTGCCAGTCGGCGGCATTGTGGGCACGAATGACGGCCGTTGAGTATTCCGTATCGAGCCACGTGCGGTTGTAGTGCGTCGATATGCCGCGCACGTCCTCCACCCACTTGCTGAAGGGTTTGAGCTTGCCGTCGGCGTCGGTCAGCAATGCCGCCATCTCCCGCCCCATCTTGTGCACCTTGAACGCAGAGAACACCTCGTTGGAATGGCGCAGCGAGCGGTAGAAGTCTTGCTCGAGCGGCGGCGACGGCGGTATGGCTCCCTGCGACAGTCCCTCGACGGTGGCCTCGTTGACGATGCGCAGAATCTCGCGCCACATGGTGGGTTCGAAGTCGTCGGACGTGTCGAAGCCGTTGTATATCTTGCGCAGGAATGTGGCGAGCACCTCGCTCGAGACGGTGAACGACGCGGCATTATGGATGTGGCCGTGCGAGCAGCAGGCACAACCTGAGTCACCATAGTATATGCTGTCTATCAGCGGAATCAGCGTGCCCCGGTCTTCGGGGCGAGTCCGAAAAAACTTCTCAACCGGTTATTTATCGCTGTTTGAGAAGTATCTTTATTGTCGCCTTTGTCTGCCGCAAGAGCATCACGCATGGCCTGTCGCTCGGCTTCCTTCATCAGTTTCAGCTCATCGTAGTTGTCAGGCTTGCGCACGGAGAACGTCTCGTACAGATAGTCGTCGTCCATCGGCAGGCCCATCGACGAGAGCTTCTGCACAATGTCTATCTGCTGCGACGGGTTTATCTTGTCGTGGCTGGCATAGACGAACTCGCCTCCGTCGACGTTGAAGCCGAGGTTCTGGAACACAGGGCGCATGTTGTAATTGAGGATGTCGAGCAGGAAGTCGCAGTCGTCGGCGTTCATCTCGTCTTCCTCTTCCTTATGCACGGTGCCCAATGACTGCGTGCCGTTCTCCTTTGCGTCGGTGGTGAGCGTGTTGCCCAGCACTCGGATAGACATCTTGGCATCCCAGTATTCGGCGAACGTGCGGTAAAGCTCTGACGAGCCTGTCTTGTTGGACGCCTCTATCAGCGTCAGCTCGGAGTCCTTCGGGTGTATATATACGGCATTGCTGCCCTGGCGCCGTGCGTCGGCAATGAGTCGTGCACGTGCATCCTCGTCGCCGGCATCGTAGGTATATTCGCGTATGGGCATGCCGAATATGTTGGCAAAACGCGCCCAGTCGGCCATGTTTCCGCGTTTGTAGAGCACGGCGGGTAGCAGTTCGGCGAATATGCCGAGCTTGCGCTCAGAGCCCACGAACATTGTGTTAGGGAACTCGTCGATGGATATGCCGTCTATCGCGCCCTGGTATTTCAGCAGCTTGCGGTGTATAGGGTCGTAATGCTTGCGGTTTATGAGGTCGTAGCGTATGTTGCCGTCCTCGTCGAGATAGAACTGTACGAGGGTGAAGCCCCAGAAGTGGGACATGATAAGATCCTTGCGCAGCTCCTTGAACCACGGCGAACGCAACTGAGCGTTGATGACATCGTCGGGCTGATCGTTGCGGCGGAACTCTATAGGTATCTTTGTGACACCGCGCAACCGTTTGTCGAGCACTCCGGAGAGATGCAGGTCGAGCATGGAGCTCTCATACATGTCGTATAGCCGTACACGGTTGGTGAAGTCAATGTTGAGCGCAGACTTCACGGAATTGATATAGGCGTTCATGTCGAAGTAGAATATCTCCGGCATCTGGAGCACTACGTCTGGCTGCCGCGTGTTTCTAATGTCAACCAATCCGCCCTGTATTATTCGCTTGCGGGCGTTCTTTCTTTTATCTTTCATGTTCATAATGTTGTATGATTAAAGCATTACAGGACGCACATCGTCCGATTTTATCTGCCACCGGCTGTTGTCGGCAAGCACATCCTCAGGCAGCAGCGGTGCGCCGTCTATTGTCACATCTCCCGTCATCACTCCCTTCAGCCACTCTACGGCACGCTCGTAACGCTCCTTGCGTATGGTGGACATCTTGTAAGGGTTGTGCTGGCAGAAGATGTGGTATATGGCTATGTCGAGCGCAAACATCAGTATGAGCGGATGTCGCTCGTCGCCACGCGCGGCGAATATGGCGTCGCAGTCGTAGGTCTTGTTCATGTATGAGCGCATTTCTGACACGGCACGGTCCTCGCATATCTCGATGATTTGCGGGTCGTAGGTCTCCGTGTTCTTGCGCAACAACGAGTCGAGTATCTCGCGGTGGATGCTCGCGTCGTAGTCTTCTATCGTGATAAAGTTATCCATATATAATGTGTTTATTGGTTACATTCGCCAGGGGTTGTCTTCGTTTATGTCCTTATAAGACATTGTCACAACCGGTTCGAGCTCGGCGGTCTTGACGTCGAGCATGGTGATACCGCCTTCCACTGCGTCAGGACCGTCGGCAGGATAAGGCAGCGTAAGTTCGAACAGGCTGAACTGGTTTACAAGCTCCTGCATCATGGGGTTGTCCTTTTCTGCCTCGTTGAACACCCACCGGCAGTTGCGGTCTATCGGTTCCAGATTCGCCTCTATACGTGTCGCCTTATCGGCTTTCTTCCGGTCGTCGGCACGTACATATATGTTTTTCTTTCTGTGCTGGCACTCCTCACGCAGCAGAGGCTTGAAAACCTGCTGGAAGAACGGGTCCTGAAGTTTGTTGTCTTCCATGTACCAATACACCGTACTCTTTGCGTTCACGTCTTTGTCGCAATCGAAGTACCAGCCGATGAACTCTGCGTTGGTGACACGGCCTACATACGCCTTGATGATGTAGTAAGTATTCTTGAGCTTGCCGATAAGCACAAGTGCCTTGGTGCTTGCAGCTTTGTTTTTGTTGTTGGAATATGCCGGGTCGCCATAACCAATTAGGAAACGGAACTTGGAGAGAGCCGGAACTTTGCCCCACGGCAGGTTCTTGAATACTTTGCCTTCGGCGACGGGGTTGTTGAAATACTCGCCCTGCTGCGCCTTTGCCGATACATTACTCAGTGTGCGGTCGATAAACTCTTCCGTGTTCTTCTGCGGCCATGTAGATTTGCCGTTCTTATCGCGTATGTTCACTACATCCCAATGCTTTGCCCGCTGTCCGGCACGCACGATGCAGCAGTCCTTTGCAATGATGTTGCCGCACCATAGTATAAGTGTAGGTTCAGAGATTGAACGTGTCGGATATAATGCTTTCTCAAACCAATCCCACTTCTTGTCCAGTGTCACAGGGTTTCGGCAGTCCTCGTCGGTGTCATAGTCATCCATGTAGAGGATATCAGGACGTATGGCCTCGTTACGCATACCACGTGGCGCGTTGCCCGCACCGAGGGCTACAAACTTAGCTCCGCATTTGCAGGTGAACTCGCTGTCTGTCCACTGACCGAGAACCATTTGATTGCCGTAAAATTGTTTTATGCGGGCGTTGTTCTCAAATGCTGCCTTATATGGCGCAAGCAAACGCTTGGCAGCGTCGATGGTAGCCGATGCAAGGGCGACGAAGTGTTTACGCCCAGTCAACGTCAGATACATGATGATGAACATCGCAACGGTTGACTTCGCCAGCTCACGCGACCACGATAGGACTTCATACCACTCGTCGTTGGCTATTACCCGACGTATGGCTGCCACATGGAACGGCGCAAACTCATACTTGGCATAACTTGGGAAAAAGAACTTAATCCATTTTATAGGGTCTGCCTCGAGCACCTTGCGCTGACGCTCAATCTCCTGACGTGTGAGACTGTCGTCAATCTCTATTCCGCGCAGCATGGCCTTATGGAAATTCTCCCATGCCGTTAACGCCTGTTTGTCTGTAATGCTGCTCATTGTCGTGCCTGGTCTTTTATGAATGCGTCAAACAAATCGTTGAACTGTCGTGCGGCGTTCATGTCCTGTGGACGCAGCCATGAGAGGAAGCGCATGCCTACGCTCACGCAATCCGCGACACCGATGTCGGTCTCGAGCTTGCGCACAGCACCTGCGAGCTTTGCCAGCGAATCGGCCTCGGCAGGTGTGGCAAAGCGGTTGCCTGGGTCGCGTGCGTTGATACGGTTGTTTATCTCGATGATCTGCCGTTGTATCTGCGCGATGATCTGGTCAGGCGTTATGGTGAGCGACGCCTTGAGCTCTTCCCAACCGCCCTCACGCATCCATCGTGCGACGGTCTGCCTGGTGGTGCTAACCTTCGCAGCTATCTCCTCTTGCGTGTAGTTGCCGTTGACATATAGCGACTTCGCAATATCCTTTCTATCTATAGTTTTTCTTGTCATGTCTTTTTTGTGCAAATATCACAATTATAATGCAATAAATCAAATTAAGTAATTATGCGAAACGTGCGTAATATAAGCATGTTACTCCGTAAGCGAAACATAAAAAAACGATTTGCACGGCGCGGAATTTATACAGATATTTGCAGAAAATTCAGGATAACAATGAAGTTTTTCAACACGATACCAGGTGACGGCGAAGTGGCCATTCTTCTGTACGGCGACGTGGGCGACGGACAGAAGGTTGACAGCAGCCGTGTTGTGGCGGAACTGATGGATCTGCAGTCGCGCTACAAAAAGATAGACGTGCGCATAAACAGTAATGGCGGCGATGTATTCAGCGGCATTGCAATATACGAAGCTCTCCGCACATGTAAGGCAGACGTAACCATATATGTCGATGGCGTAGCTGCAAGCATAGCGGGCATTATCGCGATGTGCGGGAAACCGCTGTACATGTCGCCATACGCACGTCTGATGATACACTCGGTAAGCGGTGGCGGTTATGGCAACGCAACTGAACTTCGCGAGCTTGCGGCTTTGATGGAAAATCTGGAGTCGGACCTTGCGAAGATGATAGCCGGCCGTTGCGGTATGAAGCCGGAGGAAATCACGGCCAGATACTTCGACGGCAACGACCACTGGCTGACAGCACAGGAGGCTGTAGATATGAAACTCGCCGACGGTATATACAGCATGCCCGACAGCAACGCGCCTGAAGGACAGACAAACGAGGAGGTTTACAAATTCTTCTATAACCGGTTGAACACAAATCAAACAAACATAAGAGATATGGCATTATTAGACAAACTTAGAATGTTGCCGTCGTTCAAGGATGTGAACGACGAGCAGGGAGTGATAGACCTCGTGCGCAGTCTGGAAAACAAGGCAACAAAGGTGGATGCGCTGGAAAGGGCAAACAATGCGTACAAGGAGAGAATTGAACAGGCAGAGTCGAAGGAAATAGACGCTATTCTGAACAAAGCTGTGAGCGAGGGCAAGATAACCAAGGAGCAGCTGCCGTCGTTCAAGACTCTGATGGACAAGGACCGCAAGACAACAGAAGCATTGCTCAACTCGATGAAGCCGACGGCGACTCGCAGGGCTGTGGACTACATCGACGACAAGACAGGCGGCGGAGATAGCCTTGCCAACAAGAGTTGGGACGAGATTGACAAAGCAGGCAGACTGAAGGAACTGAAAGACACAAACATTGAGCTCTTCAAAAACAAATACAAAGAGCGTTTCGGAGTTGATTACAAGGACTAAAAAAAGAGAAAGAATATGGCATTAAATAAAGAAATCTGGCAGACCACGATTGTAGAGAATCTGTATGCCGACAATTCGTTCGCAGCGAAAAGTGTTGACGATTCAAGTTTCGTCGATAATCACAAAGTACATATACCTAATGCCGGTTCGCCGTCAAATGTCGAGGTGAACCGTTCATCTGTGCCGGCTACAGCCAAAAAGCGCACGGATAACGATCTGGAGTACACAATGGACGAGCTGACAACAGATCCGGTATATATTCCGAACATTGAGATGGTGGAACTGTCTTACGACAAGCGTAACTCAGTCATTGCCAACGACCGCGCCATCATCATGGACAAAGCGCATGTGAATCTGCTCGAGCGTTGGGGTGGCGGAGTGAACACAACGAATTCGGTTCTGATGACTACAGGTACAGGAACAAGAGCAGCGCATACATCGGATACTGCTACAGGTCAGCGCAAGAAGATAACCAAGGCTGATGTGCTCTCTATCATGACTCAGATGGACAAGGACAATATTCCGGAAGCCGGCAGATATCTGTTGCTGGATGCATATATGTACGCAGACCTCTTGGAGGACTTGTCAGAGAGCGACAAGTGGATGTTCCAGAACTCGGCAGACGTACAGCGCGGTGTGCTCGGCAACTTGTATGGCTTCGACATCATGAAACGCAGTACAGTTCTGCGCATCAACGCATCATCGAAGGCGATAATCAAGTGGAGCGCAAGTGGAGATGCCGGAGAACTTGCCGCAGCACTGGCATGGCAGGAACAGAGCGTGAGCCGCGCACTCGGAGAAGTGCACATGTTCGACTCGACGGATAACCCGCTGTACTACGGCGACATATATTCGTTCCTGTTGCGCACCGGTGGAGCTGTACGCCGTTATGACAAGAAGGGAGTATATCTCCTGGCAGAGGCTGCCTCAGAGTAAAGGAAGGAGGAATTATGATACCGAGGATAAAAATATCATACTTAAACGGCCAGCTGGGCACAGTGGGCGACAGTCCTGACGGGCTGTTTGCCCTCGTATGCGGCGCCATTGTCGTCAGTTCGACCTTTGCGCTGGAAAAGGCATACAGCATAAGACGGCCTGCCGATCTGAACGCACTGGGCGTGACGGCCGAGAACAATCCGCGGCTGTACAAGCATGTAAGCGACTTCTACAGCATTGCAGAAGAAGGCACGGAAGTGATTGTCTGGGGCGTTGACAAGAGCACTGCAATGACTGCACTGCTCGACAAGACGACAGGAAGTGCGCGAAAGCTGCTGGAAGCTGAGGGTGGAAAGCTCAGAGGACTGTTTGTGGCATTGGACGGAAAGGCCGGCACATCGAGTGACAACGGACTGGACGAAGATGTGTTCACAGCTCTGCCAAAGGCTCAGGAGCTGGCAGAATGGTCTACTGACGAAATGTATGCGCCTATATTCGTTGTGCTTGAAGGACGCGGTTACAGCGATTCTGAAAGTTTCACAGACCTCAGCGAGATGACAGACAACCGTGTCGGAGTGCTTGTAGGCGACACAACGTCGGAGTCGGAAGGTGCATGTGTAGGTTTGCTTGCAGGCCGCCTGGCAAGTATTCCGGTCCAGAGAAACATAGGACGTGTGCGTGACGGCGCACTGCCAGCAACAGAGATGTATATAGGTGCCGCAAAGGTGGAAACCGGCATGAGCGTGATAGAAGAACTTTACGACAAAGGTTATATCACTCCGCGCAAGTACACCGGCAGAAGCGGCTACTTCTTTACGGACGATCGTCTGGCGTGCGATGAGACCGACGACTACGCACATCTTGCCAACAGGCGTGTGATAGACAAGGCATATCGCATAACATACGATACTCTGCTGGATATGATGCTGGACGAGCTGGAAGTCAACGAAGACGGCACGCTACAGACGGGAGTGGTGAAAAGCTGGCAACAGACAGTTGAAGACAAATTGAATGCCAATATGACCGCTGCCGGAGAACTCAGTGCCGGAGATGACGGTGAGGGTGCTGTGTGCTACATTGACGAGACACAGAACGTGCTGGCGACGTCAAAGGTTGAGGTGACAGTGAAGGTACGTCCATTCGGATATGCGAGATACATTGATGTAAGTCTTGGTTTTGAAGTGCAGACATCATAACAAGGAGGTGACTATGGTTAACACGAGAGAATATGAATGGAGCGACGTTAATGTCGTTGTTGCAGGACGTGTGGTTACAGGACTGCGCGGCATAAAGTACGGCAGTAAACAGGAAAAGGAACTGCTTTACGCAAAGGGTAACAAGCCTCACGGCATACAGCATGGCAACAAGGGCTACAGCGGCGAACTTACATTGCTACAGAGCGAATATGAGGCATTGAGAACCGCAATGGGCGGTGATGTGCTCGATGGCGCGTTTAACATCGTGGCATGCTACGGTAATGCAAGCAAGGGCGACGCAATAGTGTCGGATATGCTTGTTAATGTGGAGATCACAGAAGACAACACAGAGTGGAAACAGGGCGACAAGTATCAGGAGAAAACGCTGCCCTTCATTTATACGGACCAGAAAAAAGTATAAGATATGCAACTGAACGAAAAACTTATAAAACAGTATAAAGAGAAATATCCGGGAAAAGATCTTTTCCAGATAACAGTCGGAGACAAAGGTTGTGTGCTTCGAAGTCCAGGACGTCAGGACCTGAGCTACGCCAGCGTGGTAAAGGATCCGATGAAAATGAACGAAGTGCTTGTAAACCAGCTTTGGGTGGCAGGTGATGAAGAGATGAAAACAGACGACAGCCTCTTCATGGCATTGTGCAACAAGTTGGAAGAAGTGCTCAAGGTGAAGGAAGCCGAAATAAAAAAATTGTAACGGATGCCGGCATAGACGACTTCACAGGAAAGGGTGACATTCTTTTTTTCGACACGCTGCTTCGATATTATCTGAATGTGGATCCTGAGACTTTGCCGGATGAAAAATGGGCATGGACAATAAGATATCTTACTGAGATAAGGAAGTTAGAGAGAAAGACGAATGGATAGTGTATTGAAGTTTTTGATTCGATTGCAGGCTGACGGCGGCAATGTGGTGACTGTCGCCCGACAGACGTCCCAGCGGCTGGATGAGATATCCCGCCGCGCGGGAACTGTCAGCGCAAAGCTGCGTAAGGCTTTTTCGGTGTCAAACTTCAGAGATTCATTTATGTCGCTTCCCGGCATGGAGTTCCTTACGAATCCTTACACCTTGATGGCAGCAGGTATCGGCGCGATAACCAAGTTAGGCTCAGAAGCTGAGCAGACGAATGTGGCGTTCTCGCTGCTTGTCGGCAACGAGACAAAGGCTGCGCAGATGCTTGGCAAGATAACGGACATGGCGGCTGCCACACCGTTCGGCAAGATGGACCTTGTGAAGAACACCCAGACGATGATCAACTTCGGTGTGGCTACGGACAAGGTTCTGCCGCTGCTCAGACAGCTCGGCGACATATCCGGCGGAAACGCGGAACGCCTGTCGGGGCTGTCGCTTGTGATGGGACAGGTGGCGGCGGCGGGAAAGATGCAGGGTCAGGACCTGATGCAGTTCATCAATGCCGGCTTCAACCCTCTTCGCGAGCTGTCGGTGATGACTGGCAAGAGCTATGAGAAACTGCAGGACATGATGTCCAAGGGACGGATAACCTACGAGAACGTCGCCGCGGCGGTTGCCCACGCGACGGGCGAGGGCGGAAAGTTCAACGGCATGATGGAAAGGCAGTCGCAGACTGTCGGCGGCAAGTTCAGTACGGTCATGGACAACATCCGGGAGAACGCGATAAACATGTTCGACCAGATAAGATCACCGCTCTCTGACTTGCTGGATACTGTGAATACGTCTTTGCCGATAATATTTGGTGTAGTGAATAGACTGTTTGGCATATTGTCGGCCGGCATCCGTTTCGTCATTCAATTTAGACAGGAACTGTTACTTGTAGCTGCTGTGATAGGCACTGCATGGACAGTGACAAAGGCATATACGACTGCCCTGCTTGTCTATCACGGTGTACAGACAGCCATAACTGTAGCAACAAAGGCATGGACAGCCGCACAATGGCTGTTGAACGTTGCGATGAACGCTAATCCGATAGGTGTGGTTGCAACAGTTATCGGTGTACTCGCAGGAGCGGTGATATATTGTTGGAATAAGTTTGCCGGATTCAGAGCTTTTCTTCTGACTGCATGGGACACGATAAAAGGTTTTGGCAATATAATCAAGACGTATCTTATAGACAGATTCAACGAACTGTTGGGCGGAATCGGCAAAATTGGCGAGGCGCTCAAATATTTGTTCAAGGGCGAATGGCAACAGGCTGCGACAGCGGCAAAGCAAGGATTCCAGGCATTGTCTGGAGTAAATTCGAATCGAAACTTTATTTCTGATACAGCAAACTTAATGCGTGGCGTGCGCGGCACGTATGACAGGATATATGCTCAGGAAAGCGGAAGCAACAGTACGTCAAAAAAGTCGGCAATATCGACGCCGGGACTGAAAGGAAGTACGCAGGATGTAGTCTTCGGAAAGAGCAGCGAAAATGGAAAGAAAGGACGACGTGGCGGCAGCAGATCGGCAGAAGCAATGGCGACCGGCGGGACACGAAGTACTGCCATAACAATGAACATTTCCAAGTTTTTCGATAGCATAAATGTGTATATGAATGATAAAACAGACACGGCGGAGCTGGAGCAGACGATAGTACAGACATTGAACCGTGCACTGGCAATTGCAACAAGTACAGAGCGATGAATACTGCAACAAGATTTATATTGGAAAATGTAGCACTGAGAACCATTGGTGGCAAGGTGCCGCCATATTGGTTGTTTCGGAAAGGCGAACTGTCGGAAGTTGATTCCGCGGAATATGCGGAGATAAAAAGACTGAGCGACGAGCAGCTGGCAGATGTGGTGAGGACAAACGCTCTCGGTGTGCCGATGCAGATGCCTGTGCGGCTGAAACTTGAAGAGCCGGATGCCGAAGAGTGGCTGCTGCCTATTGAGCCGATGCTAAGTGTGACAGGTCAGAACATTATAACCCGTCGGCGCGTGAATAAAGGTCGAGTAAAAGGGTCGATAAAAGAGCGATGGACAGAAGACGACTATTCTGTGACGATAGAAGGAATACTGATGGGCAGTGATGGGAACTATCCCTCATCTGATGTGGCAAAGTTGCGTAAGTTCTGTGAGGCAGGACGTGTGTTTATACTCAACCCGCTGTTGGAGATATTCGGAATATCGCACATGGTAATTGAAAAATGGGACATCCCGTTTACAAGCGGAAACGAAAATCAAAATTACACACTGAGCGGCTATAGCGACGACATATATAAATTGTTGCTGAGCCGTGACGATCTAAATATATAAGCTATGTACACAATGGCGTATGACATAACAGTCGGTGACTACAGGATAGGCATGCTCGACGTAGTTGAGATACACAAGAGCGTGGAACTGCTTGCTGACACGGCAGAGATACGGCTGCCGGCCATGGAGTATAATGTAGCTCTTGAGGTGGAAGACAAGATAAAACGCGGAGACGCGGTGTCAATAAAGTTTGGTTACAAGGAGACCGGACTTGTTGAAGAGTTCCGCGGATGGTTGCAAAAGATAACGACAGATAATGGTACGCTGAAACTTGTATGCGAGGATGATCTGTTCAGATATCGCAAAGGCATAAGGAACGAAGTGCTGAAAAAGGCGAAGCTCGCGGACATACTGAAAAAAGTAGTGGAAGGAACCGGCACTGGTGACAGTATAAATTGCTCATACGACTGGACATATTCGAAATTTGTGATAAACAATGCGACAGGTTATGATGTGCTCAAAAAAATTCAGGAAGAATGCGGTGCAGACATATATGTGAGAGACGGTGTGCTGCATCTGCATCCACCTGGCGAAGTGGTGGGAACAGAACGGATATATGACTTCTCGCTGAATGTGGAAGAAAATGATCTGACTTACAGGACCACGGAAGATGACAAGTTTCTCATTGTAGTGAAAGCTCTTATGCCTGACGGTACGGTGAAAGAGATAGAAGTCGGAAGTACAGGCGGTGACAAGGTAGAGGTGAAAAGTCCGAGCCCTGACTCTGATGTAATGAGACAGCGAGGAGAGGCAGAACTTAAGAGACGGTCATTCAACGGCTATGACGGCAGCATCACAACGTGGTTGATTCCGGAATGTCGTCCAGGCGACACAGTTGTGATACATGACAGCGATTATCCACAGAAAGACGGCACATACTTCGTTAACAGCGTGACTACAATCTTCAGCAAGGAAGGCGGAAAGCGTAAGATAGAACTTGGATTCAGAATAAGCTGATGGACAAATACAGAGAGCTGGCAGAACGGTTAAGAAGACTGAACGCAGATGGACGCCCAGGCGTCTATCTGACACAAGGCATTGTAGAGAATGTTCAGGGTGTGACTTGTGACGTCAGAATCGGCAATATTGTCGTGCCTGGTGTGAGGATGAAAGCATCTGAGACAGAGGACAGCAACAAGATTCTGATAGTGCCAAAAAAAGGCAGTGCCGTAATTGTAGGCAGCCTCACGGGAGATATGTCTGAAATGGTAGTGCTGCACGTTGACAGAGTGGAGAGCATCACCATAAACGGCGGGAAACTTGGCGGGCTGGTAAACATCGACCAGCTCACAACAAAGATAAATGAGCTGGTGACACTGTTCAACACTCACACACACAGCTCGCCGCAAGGTACAACAGGTGTACCGCTGAAGAGTGCCCAGAGCTTTAGCAAGGATGATTATGAAGACAAAACAATAAAACACTGACAACGAGATGAACGGAATACAACTTATAGATTATGAACCAGATATAGACGTTGTTAAGGACGCTGACGGAAAGATAGTGCAGGGCTTGGTGGTAGGCGACGTAACAGCCCAGAACCAGGCGCTCATACTTCGAATACACAAGGGCGAGTTGAAGGAAAATCCAAGTGTAGGCTGCGGCATAGAAGACATGTTGCTGGATAGCGATCCTTTATATTGGAGAACTGAGATAAGAGAGCAGCTGGAGATGGATGGACAAACGGTCAATTCCATTGAGATAGGTAATGACAGTATAACTATTGACGCCAATTATTAACATACATAAATTATGAATACAGCGATGATAGACATTTTCGAAAAATTTGTGCATGAACACATGTTCATTCACATCGTTTTGATAGCTCTTAGTGTTGCCGCACTCTTGCTTGCCATGACGGTGGACTTTTTTACAGGACTTCACAAGGCAAAACAGAATGGTGTGGCAAGAACCTCTCGCGGGCTTAAAAAAACGGCCACAAAAGCCACACGCTACTTTACACCATATATGGTGCTGGTTGGCATAGATCTTATTAGTTGTGTTGTAATGCCGTTCCCGGCATTTTCTATGCTATGGGCAGTATATTGCATATATTGCGAATTTAAAAGCGTCAGGGAAAAGAGTTGGGAGAAGGCTGAGATGCAGAAAGCACAGAAGACAATGTCTGTCATCATTGAAAATAAAGACGACATAGCACGTCTTGTCGCAGATATCTTATTCAAAGAACACAATGATAAGGAGAAGTAGTCATGAGAAAGATAGAAAGAATTTTTGTGCACTGCACTGCCGGAAACCAAAAACAGAACGTCGCAGATCTGAAAAAAGAGTTCAAGGATAAGGGCTGGAAGAATCCAGGCTATCATTATGTCGTGCTTGCTGACGGCAGTATAGAGCAGATGCTGAGTGAGGAGCAGGTGAGCAATGGCGTGAAAGGATATAACTCCACGTCTGTTAATGTGGCATATACAGGCGGAATTGACAGTCGTGGAAAATCTACAGACAACAGGACAGAAGCGCAAAAAGAATCGTTGAGAAAGATTTTGTCGGAGCTTAAAAAAAGATATCCTCAGGCTATTATCCTGGGACATCGCGATATAAGTCCTGACAAAAACAAAAACGGAATAGTCGATCCCTGGGAACGCATTAAGGACTGCCCGTGCTTTGATGCAAAAACGGAATATCAGAACATAAAGTAAGAGACATGAAAAATCTTATATTAGCAATATTAACTTTTGCGGCAATCTTATTGCTGATGTGCAGCTGTAGAACAACGCAAGTGACAAGTGACAGCCGTGTGAGTGACACTCTTATAATCAGAGACACGCTGATTGTGCATGATTCGCTGATTGTCGCAAAAAAAGAAATAGTGACTACAACTGTACGAATTAAGGATTCGACTGTATTGGTCGTTGATACGACAGGGCGCATAGTTAAGAGCGAACATTATATATCGAGCGACAGAGATAACAATGTTAATGTTAGTAGAGATTCGACAAGTTCTGCTGTCAGAAATAATAAGACAAGTATAAAGAATACACAACAGTCTGACAGCAATAGGCTTGAACAAACAAAAAAAAGAGATTGGAAAGAAATTGCTGTTGTCTTTATTGTCGGTTTTGTTTGTTGTCTTATGATTTACATAGGAAGAAAAAAATCTTAAATATGGATACTAATGTAAAAGATGGTCAGACACTGGCAGATATTGCCATACAGGAATTTGGCTCGTTGGATGCTCTTGCAGACATCGCAATGATAAACGGAATGGCTATGACGGAAGTTCCTGATGCAGGTACTGTGTTACAGTTGCCGGATAAAATTTATGACCGCGTGATGCAGGAATATTGCAAAGTAAACAATGTGTCGCCGGCTACTGCCAGAGATCTGTCGGGTGTGAGACTTAGTATTTTTTCAGAACAATTCACAAAGCAATTCAAATGATATGGCACGTACTATTTCTGAGATAAAAAAGACAATGACGGATGCATTTATGGCTGACCAAACCGTACGCGAAAAATACAAGCTGTCATCTGAAGAAACATTTAACAGTGCCTTTTCAAAAGTCAGTTTGGAAAATATACTGTTCTACATTGTGGCAGCCTGCTGCCATTTTATGGAAGTCATATTCGAAAAATACAGCAAAGATGTTGATGATAAAATCAGCAGCGCTGTTGTTGCAAGTGTGCCGTGGTATTGGAAGATGGCAACAGGATTCCAATACGGCGATGCCCTGGTGTTTGACGAAGCAACACAGCAATATATATATGCAAATGAGGACGACTCGAAAAAAGTTGTCAAATATGCAGCTGTCCGCGACCGTGGAACATCGGTAGAAATACTTGTGGCTGGTGATAATAATGGGCGTCCGGTGGCTCTTTCAACTGATATTTTATCAGCATTTGAAAATTATATGAACAGAGTCAAGATAGCAGGCGTAGTGCTTAATATATATTCGCGTGAGGCAGATAGCCTTATAATTAGCGCGAGTGTGACGGTTGATCCTCTGGTCATAGACAGAAATGGCGTTAAGATAAGTGATGGTACTCGTCCTGTAGAAACTGCGATAGACAATTATCTGAATAGCATTGTGTATGGTGGTACGTTCAATAAGACAAAACTGGTAGATGCCATACAGAGCGTGGAAGGCGTTAGCGACGTACTTCTTGGTGAGTGTCAGTACAAGACGGCTGACGATCAGAATTACAGCACGATAAAGGGTAATAATTATACAGCTGCCGGAGGATGCTTTGTCAGCTCCGGCTTGCGAAACTCCATAAGTTATGTGGTATCAATTTGACATATTCAAATTTGCGGTGCAATTAGTGCCGCCGATATTACGTTGCAAGATACTGATAGTGTTTTTGGACGTAATAACATTGCCGTTGCGATATATTTACAACAACTTTCTCAACCATAGAGAATTTGTCAATAAAAGGCTGAACATTACAGCTGGCGTACAGTATATCGAAAAAGCGCTTAACGATGTTTTTTTCTTGAAAAACAGAGAAATATACATTCTTAGCAACGAGTCGGATGGCATAATGTACTGGCATTATGAGAGCGAGGAGAAAGAGAAGATATACATGGCGCTCGAAAACGAAGAGCAGCCGTTATACTTCCGATTTCAAGGCGAGGCAGACTACAAAGCCAGCTTCACTGTTTTTGTGCCAACTTTTTTGTGTACATCACTGGACGAGGAGGAAGATGAATATAACGGTGAAAATCTACGGACAATTGTCACTTGGTTGAATTATTACAAACCCGCTGGAAAAACTTACAGCATAGAATTATACGATTATGAAAACGCTTAAATTTAATGAGGGCGGACAGCCCGTGTTTCTTGACGACCTGAAGCTTCTTCAGGATAACGGACTGGAGCCGTGGTCGCGGCTGGTGTCGGCGCTCGCCGGCAGCGGGAACGCCTTCCTGCTGAAAAAGCCGGAAGTGGATATTGTGGAGGCGTCGGAGGATGAGGGCACGACGACCTTTGTCCTGAAGGCGGGGACGCTTGTCGCCGGAGGAACCGTGGCGGACTGGGAGGACACACGGCTTACGATAGGTGACTGGGAAACGCCTATATATCTTGTCGTCCGCAGGGAGGAATCCGGCGCGCGCGTCTTTCAGGACGGTCAGACAAGGAACTGCATGGTAAGGACAACCGTCATCCCTACGCTTGACAGCAGCGGTGCGGACGAGTACTACAGCCTGTATGACATGAAGACTCTCAGCGAGCTGCTGAAGGATTTTGTGGGACTGTCGGAAAACACGTGGAAGGATGTTCCCGTGACTTTCATGAACGGATACGGCGGAAAGGTGATGTGCCAGGACAACGTCATGTACAGAAGGATATATATTGACATAGAAAGCAAGAATGCCACCATGACGGACGGGCAGATAGCCCTGTTCAACACCACGGAGCAGTATATGCGGTTTTTCAGAAGTCCGGCATGGGTGGCTGTCAAGGGAGACAAGAAGCTGAAGACGTTCGGTGTGCACGGATATGAGGGGATAGTGAGTGTGAGCAAGTCTTCTGATGACGGTGAGCAGGAGAGCCCCTCGACTGTTCCGGTGAAAATCGTTTTTGAATTACCTAAATAAAAACATATGGCAATATATAAACCCCAGCAGCGCGCTGACGCGCTGCGCAAGAAAACGGAGACGGACAGCATAAGCCCGGAGGAGGTAGGCGGGCTTCATGCCGACACCCTGTCGTTCATGGCGGAGCTGGTCCGGAACAAGTCAGCCCTGGGCATAAGGAAAGCGTATGTGAGCAGGGCTGCCATGGAGGCTGACATGAGTCCGGAAGGCACGGACGGCCTGCCCCTGCGTTTCGGACAGCTGGTCATAATATATGACGCCTCTGACAGGAATGCGGCGGACAACGGGCTGACATTCGCATGGCAGGCTCCGGGATGGCTCGAGATAGGCAGGCTGTACCCGAACGAACTGACGGACGGCGTGCTCAGGAAACTCCGCGGCGAGCCGTCGGCGGTGTCTGACAACATCCGCAACCCGTACACTTATCTCGGCAGTTTCAAGACGTGGACGGAAGTACAGGCGGAGCTTGACAAACTGCACAACATAGGAGGCAAGGACGGTACGGGGCAGCCTGACCAGACTAAGGTCGGCGAGTTCCGCGTGCAGCTTGACGGACGCAACCTGATAGTGAGGAACTGGGTGCAGAACTGGGCGACGGGCGTGTTCACGCAGACGGTGGAGGGTTCCATCAAGTGGAACGGTGATACGATGGAGCAGTCCTTACAGACAAACGCATATGAGAGAACATACAACGGTGGCAGCGGATGGGGAATATGGCAGACTGCCAGCTCGTCAGCCGCCGCAGTTTTAGGATATAAGAATGCGGAAAGTGTGGAACATCTTCCTGATATTCCAGCGGAAGAAGAAAAAAGCGTTGGCTGGCTTATTGGTGATAATCTGTATGTTTATGTCGAATCTGGCGGGGATATAAAAGATGGCAAATATAAAAATATGGGTGCGTTCCGTGGACCTCAGGGCAGACAAGGTGCTTCAGCGTATGAGGTTGCGTGGTCAGAAGGATTCCGTGGAAGTGAATCCGAATGGCTTGAAAGTCTTAAAGGAAAAGATGGCAAGGACGGCAAGGACGGTGTGTCCCTTGGCGAGATTGCCCTTGTGCAGGAACTTGAAGAATCCGACGGAAGTGACAGACGCGTTGTATCGCAGAAGGCGGTATCTGAGGGCATACGTCAGGCAAACGAACTTATTGCTGAGACAAAAAGTCTGGTTAACACATATAGGGGAAAGGTTGTTCCGGTAACTGTAACGTCTAATAGGAGATATACTGGTGATGTCGGTGAGAAACCTGCCACTGTCAGTGGAGCCGGATATTGCTGTACTACGGTTGACAGAGGAGACAATCTGTATGTGAGGTTCAATCCGTACAGTTCCACGGAAGTCAACGGATGGATTAAATATCTTGACTCTGAGGGAATGATTGTCTCCGTCGATTTCACCACAGGAACATTCACGGACGGACTCCAGCGTGTGCCTTTGGAGTTTCCGGAGAACGCCGCGCAGGCTGTCATCAGCTCCCGTTCACAGGCGTCAGACCTTGTGGTATTCGAGGGCGACGGTATGCTTGACGCTCTTGAGACAGAGGAAAAGAATACTGTCGTGGGTGCTATCAATTCCGCGTTGGCTGACACGACGGCATTGCGTGACATGACCCTACGTACGGAGACCGTCACCGTGACCAAGGACGATTTTAACATGGAGCTTAATACCGGCTCGTTCAACATTGCGAATGAAGATGAATTTCCTGGGCTGTACGGTTCTGGATTCAGATGGAGTAAATGGTATGATGTTCAGGGGTTGGTGTCTTTCAGACTTACATGCGGAAGTAACGGCGGCAACGCACAGTTTAAACCGTTCTGCTTTTATGACAAAAATTATATAGCATTATATGCGGATAATTACCCCAAGCGAAATTTCCAGAACGTAGACGAAATGGAAATCACAATACCTGAGGGTGCGAAATGGCTTATTTTCAATGTTCTAAAAACAACCCTTGAGAATGATGGTTTCAAAGCGGAACTCACATGGAATAAAGATCGCGCAAATATTGCATCAAACGGTGATAAAATTGAAAACATAGATATTGTGGCATCTGTAAAAAAGGAAGATACAAGTATTTATGAATATGGTATTGGTTGGAAATTAGGCTATTCGACGATATCCAATAGTAATATGATGTATGAACCATGTGCTGTAGATGGCGTTTTGAGGCATTTTTACGCATATTTTCCGGTCTCCACTGGTGAATATGACAGTCTGTGGCTGTGTATTTATCAAAGAAAGGCTTATGGTGAGTCAGGTAGCGCTTTTGCCATGATACAAAGAGACCGTAGGAAACTATGTGCATATACAGAGCTAACATCGGCAGAAAGCGTGGGGAAATATGTCGATGTCGATACTGACATAGAAGTAAAAAAGGGAGACCTGTTTGCGTTATGCCTTCTGAAATCGAATGGAATATTTGGCAACTTGTTTTATCCGTACGCATCAACAAGATATACAGATACATCATGCACTACGCCTAATGCGCAGGGGTATGCCATCCAACCGTTAAAAAGTACTGTATACCAGCGTCCGGGTGCTTTTAAGGCAACCATAGAATATCATAAGAATCTTGACGGCATAATTGACGAGTTTACAGAAAATGCAGATAAGATAGAAAGTCATGACATAAGTATTGAACAGCTTCAACAAAGCGTCACTTCGTTGAATGACAAAGTCCAGAATGCAGGGGCTATAAATGATAATGTAATCTCTCCGGAATCGTCATACTCTTCAGAAAAGATAGAGGAAAGGATTGCTGAGATTCAGACTGCGAGTGCCAATGTTCAGGTTGTGAACGCTGAAGGTGACAGTGCGACAGACGCAATCTCACAACAACGCGCCACACTATCCCTTAGACAGCGGACAAAGGTATTTGCGGATGTTGCATCAATGGTTGCCGATACAACTCTGACAAAAGGAATGTCATGCCAGACTCTGGGCTACTTCGACTCCGAGGATGGCGGTGCGGCATTATATGTCGTCAAGGATGGAGAACTCACGGAGGACGGCGGTTCGGTGATAGAGCTTTCAAATGGATTGTATGCGTGTCTTGTCGCAGATGAGGGGCATATCAATGTACTGCAATGGGGCTGGGCAAAAAATCCTGCAGAACCGACACTCAGGGATATCACCCAGACGTTGAACAACATCATGACATTTATAAGAACAACCAAACAGCAAGGACGCACCGCTCCAAGCATCATATATATTCCCAAGGGTATGTACTATCTTTCGGAAGCTGTGGGTCTTGGTGACAATATAAGGATTGAGGGACAGTCCGGCAGCGCATACGCACCTGGCCCAGCAAACAGCGTGAGTATGATATACACCAATTTTCCGGGTGCGGTATTCACAGGCTCGCGTTTTTATCTGACACGGCTGACATTTTACGGAAAGTATCGCTCTTCGTCCCCAGAGAATGACACCATGATAGCGCAGAGCCCCAAGGAGATAAGCTGGTGCGCAATCAGCGGATACGACTATGTGTGTGACGGTCTTACCTCAGTAGCAGAAATGTGCCACTGTGTTGCATGGATGATGTATAAGGGTGTCGTGAGGAGCAAGATAAATGACTCGTTCATACATCATAATTTGCTTACGGGCTCATGCTGGAACAATGTTCAGAACTGCTCGACCACGTGCATAACGCTCTCTGCCTGTGCCGCGGGTAACATCTCCGACAATTATATAGATTTTTGGACTTACGGCATAAAAGGCGTAGTACAGATGATAAACATGGTCATAAAGGGCAACACGATAGACTACTGTGCCGTGGGAATACATGTTGAGGGATGCGAGGGTTGCGTGATAGCGGACAACAACTTCTACCATATAAACAAGGCTACTACTAACGGCAGCGGTGTCATAGCGAGTTACCCGCAAGACAGTGCGTGGCGCACTACAGACTGGTGCTGCATCAATGTGGGAAGTACGGTAAAAAGCTTAGCTGCCATCGGAAATATCGCTTGTGGTTCTGACGTATTTATGAAAGGTGCAAATGCCGGAGAATTGTATGCTTATGGAAATATGATACGTGGCATAGCTGCGGGAAAGAGATATTCCGAGGCTAATCTCGAGTCTACTGTATGCCATGTCGACAATGCGGATAATGTGTAATATTAATGATTCATAAACAAAAAACCAAAGACTATGAAAGAAAAGGTAATTAAATTCGTGACAAATAGATGGTTCGGCTTCGTGGCAGGACTGGTAATCGCAATGCTGTACATGTGGCAGGAACAGAGCCTCGGCAGTGTCAACGCGTGGATAATGGGAATCATCACACCTATGCTCTTCGGAGCGTTCGCCGAGGTGGTGAGGTACGTTACCACGGAGGACACGTACAAGTGGAAGAACCTGCTGTGGTGGCTCGCGGGAGCTGTCATTGGAGTAGTGGCGATGCTTGTGGTATAGGTGTCCCTTCCGCGCCGGGCGGAAGTAAAAAGCCCCGGCCTGTTAATATAGACGCCAATCATTTATTAACACAAACGCTACAGATGCGCGGCCGGGGCATATGTCCTCTGCCACATCTGTAGCGTTTTTATTTGTTATAAATGATTGGCGTGCAAATGTACTAAAAAATATTGAACATAAAATCAGAATGAATAAATATTATCAGATTTTGAATAAAATCCTCAATACGGGCAAGACGCAGACTAACAGGAAAGGGCGTATAAGGTATCTGTTGAACGAGAGGCTGACACTTGTGCCTGGTGACCTGCTCGACACCTTCGAAAGCCACGGAATAGCGCGCAGGAAACTGAAAGCGGAACTTAGCCTGTTCATGCAGGGTGAGCGAGATGTTGAAAAATACCGAGAGGCGGGCATCACATGGTGGGACTATTGCGGACATACGCTGGTGAACAGCTATCCTACATATTTCGAAAAGCTGCCGCCCTTGATTGACAAGATAAACAATGAAAGGAGAAACAGCAAGAACTATGTGCTGTTCCTCGGTTCTACAGGTGCGGAGACGAACCAGGCGCCATGCCTGAGCCTCGTACAGTTCCAGATAGACGACGGTGGGCTGGTCGTGTCCGCATACCAGCGCAGCAGTGATGCCAACCTCGGACTGCCGTCTGACATTTACCGTACTGGCGGCTTTCCGACTATTTGGACGTATTGAACGTGCTAAGGAACAAACCTTTTGTCTATTTCACATCCAACAAGTCATCGATAATTGAACTTTGCGAATGGCTTGGTGAAAA